TCGGCTTCAAGTACTAAGGAGGCAAGATGGCAGCGATCATGCCGGTGTATGGTAATACCGGCGGCAACACCGGAGCCTCCGTAGGGCAGGCCCCTCAGGGCCTGAACCCTAACCCTACCCGCACTCCTGAGTGGGAACTGAAGCAGGCCGAGGCTCAGGTCAACAAGGTCAAGACTCAGATAGCCGCCCAGGAGGCGGCTAAGAAGAGGATCAAGAAGCCTAGCTCGAAGGACAAGAAGGCTCTCGCAGCCTACAACGCTCAGATCAGCAAGATCAACGCCAAGATCTCGGCGATGAAGGACAGCCTTGGCAGGCTCAAAGAGGGCGTCGTCACTGCGCAGAACAAGGTCTACGAGTCCAAGGGTGAGTACGAGAAGCTCCTCAGGGGAGCTGACCGGGATGCCTACCTTGCGGTCAAGGCGCTGTTCAAGAACTACGGGCTTGAGTCTCTGTCCGACAACATCTACAACTACGTCAAGGATGGCTTCTCGGCTGACACGATCAGTCTGCTGCTCCAGGACACCTCGGAGTACAAGGAGCGGTTCGCGGGGAACGAGGCACGCAAGAAGGCTGGCCTTCCTGTCCTTTCCCCCGCCGAGTATCTTTCGGTCGAAGCTAGCTATCGACAGATCATGGCATCAGCCGGACTGCCTGTTGGCTTCTACGATCAGAACTCAGACTTCGCTACGTGGATCGGGAAGAACACCAGCCCGTCCGAGATCCAGTCCCGGGTGGACCTGGCAACCCAGGCCACCATCCTGGCAGCGCCCGGCTACAAGCAGGCGCTCAACCAGATGGGCATCTCCGACTCGGATCTCACGGCCTACTTCCTGAATCCGACCAAGGCTCTTCCGTACCTCCAGAAGTCTGCCGCCACGGCGGCCGTCGGCGCCGAGGCCCTCAACCAGGGACTCACGTTCGACAAGGCTTACGCCGAACAGCTTGCACTGATGGGCATCGGTCAGGAGGAAGCTCGACAGGGTTACTCGCAGGTGGCTACCGAACTGGAAACCTTCCAGGCTCTCGGTCAGATCTACGGCGAGGACTGGGGCCAGCGACAGTCCGAAGAGGCGATCTTCGAGGGCGATGCTGATGCCCTGAAGACTAAGGGTAGGCTCCTCTCCAGAGAGAGAGGCGCCTTTAGTGGTGCTACTGGAACCGGCAGGGCCGGGCTCGGTGGCTCACAGGTAACGCAGTAAGGGCGAATGGCATACGGCGGGGTTCGAGTCCCCGCCGCCCACCGTGCATGAGATCGACCGGCCCTTGTGCATCGTATCTAAGACCGGGCAACCAACTAGAGGAGCTGGGCGCCGCCTCCCCGGGCGGCGACTATGGCCTCAACACTTAAATGGGAGGGACATCATGTCCAACTGGGGTTACGACGACAACGGCGCAAACGACCTGGGCAACAACACCGAAGGTAACGGCCCTAAGGCGCTTCGTGATGCGTACGAAGCCATGAAGAAGCAGAACGATGAGCTGAACCAGAAGTTGACGGACTTCCTGAACCAGCAGGCTGCTGACAAGATGGCTACCGTCTTCGAGTCCCTTGGGGTTCCCGGTGCGCAGGCTGCGTATCAGGGTCCCAACGATCCGCAGAAGGCCAAGGAGTGGGTTGACTCTATGAAGCAGGTCTTCGGCGGTGGGCAGCCCCAGCAGGCTGCCACCGAACAGTCCACAGCGCCTACGCTTCCGCCGTCTATGCAGGCTCAGTACGAGCGGTTCACGCAGGCTGGCCAGGACGGCGCACCTGTGGGCAATGTTGAGGCTGCTCAGGCAGCCGTCAATGATGCAACTGACGTCTCGGCTCTGATCGCAGCATTCCAGAACGGAAAGTTCGGAGCCTGATCCTCTCAAAGGAGTGAAACATGGCTAACGCCTTTACCGGCACTGCTGCCATGGCGAACCTCGTTCAGACCGCGTATGACCGCGCTCTGGAGTTCGCCCTTCGTAAGCAGCCTCTGTTCCGTATGGTCGCCGACAAGCGACCGGTTCAGCAGGCTATGCCCGGTTCCTCGGTCGTCTTCTCGCTGTACCAGGACCTGGCTCAGGCGATCACCCCGCTCAACGAGCTGGTTGACCCGGACGCCGTCGCGGCCGGTAACCCGACCACCGTGTCGGTCACGCTCAACGAGTACGGTAACGCCATCCTCGTTTCCAACAAGCTGGACCTGTTCTCGTTCACCGATGTGACCGCCGGTCTCGTCAACCAGGTGGCGTGGAACCTGGTCGACTCTGTCGACCTTCTGGTTCAGAACGTTCTCGCTGCGGGTACGCAGACCCTGCGGACCGACGGCACCACGATGGGTTACGGCTTCGGCTCCACGCCGACCAACCCGATCGCGCTGACCTCGATCGACTCGAACTCTGTGTTCACCTCGGACATGGCTCGGTTCGCTGTCACCCAGCTTCGGACGAACGCTGTTCACCCGAACAAGGACAGCTACTACACCGCGTACATTCACCCGCAGGTCTCCTTTGACCTTCGGCGTGAGACCGGTGCGGCTGCCTGGCGTGACCCGCACAACTACTCGGCCGCTGGTAACATCTGGGCGGGCGAGATCGGCGAGTACGAGGGCGCCTGCTACATCGAGACCCCTCGCGCGCAGAACGTCCAGTCTGGTGCTGGCGCTGGCGCCACCCAGACCCGTGTGTTCAACACCTACTTCACCGGCCAGCAGGCTCTTGCCGAGGCTGTTGCTGAGGAGTTCCACACGGTTCGTGGTCCGGTCGTGGACAAGCTGACCCGATTCCAGCCGCTCGGTTGGTACGGCGTCGCGGGTTGGTCTCTGTACCGTCCCGAGTCGCTGATCGTGGCTCAGTCCACCTCTTCGGCTCGCATCGACGCCTGATCCTGATAGGGGGGAGGTGCTGTTTCCGAACAGCTTAAAACCGGTATGGGGCCGGTTCGCCTCCCCCCTCTCGATTCCTAAGGAGAATCTATGTCTGGTCTCGACAACACGTCTTACACCGTCCGGACAGTCTCTGCCACCACGGCTACCCTGACCGCGAATGACTACGTGCTCATTCTCACGTCGGCCTCGGCGAAGACTGTCAACCTTCCCGCCGCATCTGCGGTGATCCCGGGTCGTGTGTACGTTGTGGTTAACACCGCTGCGAACACCGCAACCCTCACCCCTGCTTCCGGTACGATCAACGGCGCTGCGACGTTCGTGACGCCTGCCGGTACCGCTGCGGGTGCTGGTCGTACTCACTTCATCAGTGACGGTACGACTTGGTGGACCATCTCGGGTACCACCACCGCGTGATAGAAGGGGGCCTCAGTGGCTGTATGGATCTTCACGACACCTACGGTGGCTGAGGCCCCGTTCGCCTGGAACCCTCTGATGGAGAGGTTCCGGATGGATAGGGCCATCTCGGTTGTCGAGGTGAGTCCGGGCGTCTACGAGCAGGTTCGGTTCGACGCCTACACCAACGAGCTGGGTGCTATCAATTACCCGGCGAACCCGAACCAGGATACAGACTTCTGGCCCGCCGTGAGGGAGGGCCTGCACTACTTTAGGGGTGGCTATGAGTGGCAGGTGTCCAGCCAGGTGAGAGCTGACATCATCGCCTCCGGAGCTGCCGACGCTAGCAATTTCGTCCTCGCACCCGGAATGGGATTTGGCGACGGCGGCTTTGGCGAAGGAGGATTCGGAGAGTGAGCTACACCCCCATCCCGGCAGGCACGCCCGACTGGGACGTGCCGGTCAATGCTGCGTTCGTCGACCAGGACGGTCGGATCACAACGAACACGGCGAACATCGGAACGAACAGTACCGACATCGCTACGCTTCAGTCGGACATGACTACAGCGCAAGGTGATATCACCACGCTCCAAGCCAACGATGCGGTGCAGGACACCGATATCGGCAACCTTCAGACGCTGACCACGACGCACACCTCGCAGATCTCAACGCTCCAGACTCAGTCGACTCAGGTCAGGAACGGTGGCTGGCTGCCTTCGGATCACAACCTGGTGGCCTGGACGATGGATCCTTCCGAGGCTGCGAACAGCCAGGTGCTCACGAGCGGAACGCTCTACACTATGGGCCTCTGGGTTAGGTCGGCTACTTCGTTCAGCAACATCATCTTCGGCGCTTCGGGCGCCGGAGTCACGCTGACCGCCGGGCAGAACCTGATAGGTCTGTACGACTCGGCGGGGAACAGGGTGGCCGTCTCTGCTGACCAGTCCGGCAACTGGACGAGCACTGGAATCAAGACTACAGCAATGACCGGCGCACCTATCGCACTGTCCGCTGGCCTGTACTACGTCGCCATCCTGTCGAACGGAACCACACCTGTGGCCGTGTTCCGAGAGTCCAATCAGGCTAGCGCTAACATCATCAACGTCGGACTGGCGGCAGCTTCGTACCGCTCTGGCGAAACCGGAGGGCAGACTTCTCTGCCGACAACTCTCGCCCTGGGGTCTCGGACGGCTGGACCGTTCAGCTTCTGGTTCGGGCTCAGCTAAGGAGAATCGAATGGCAGTTCTTACCCCCGCCTGGGTGGTCAACAACAACGATCAGTTCGTCGGCGGTATCTTCACTACCGAGGCAGCCGCTACCGCTTTCGCTGAAGCCTGCCTCCCTAACGGCAGTACTCCTGTCATCATCATCCCTGTAACCCGAGTCACGGAGGACCCGGCATGAGCGATCTGTACAAGAACCCGCAGACCTCCCCTCAGGATGAGGGGCTTGAATCTCGCAACACCGACATGCAGGACTGGGGCGGCTCCAAGATGGAGCCCGCCGGACCGGCTGGCAACTCGACGCTGACCAACGCCAACGAGAAGGGCATTCTGGAGACCGGCCTGTTCAGGGCTATGGGTCTGCACCAGACTGCTGAGCTCGGGTCCGACCACAACTCCCACCGGGAGGGCATCTATGGACAGTCCGGCACTCACCGAGACTGAGATAGGCGGGATCAAGATCCCGAAGCCACAGTCAAACACATACCAGAAGTCGGCGGCCGTTTCGACGGCCGCTGTCAAAGATGAGGTAGGAGTCCTGGGGCACAACAGCTTCCGGTCCGACGTCTACCGTGTAACCGAAGGATACGTAGCGTGATAGGCCGCGAAGAGATCGAACACCGCTTTGGGTTCCACAAGGCCACCGTCGAGGGTGACAACGCCACCCTCCCCAAGCATCGGGATGTGCGGATCCTGTTCCGCGAGTTCGCCGAGAAGCTGGACAGCATCCTGCCGGATGGTCGAGCTAAGTCCGTAGCGTTCACCAACCTGGAAGATGCTTCGATGTGGTCGCACAAGTCGATCGCTGAGCTTGCCCCTACGATCGAGGAGAACTGAGATGCCACCCGCTAAGAAGCCTGAGACGAAGCCGCTCCTTGAGGTCGGCCAACTGATCAACCTCGACCGAGGTGGTCGCACCCTCCAGAACCTCGAAGTCCTGGGGTTTGACGACAACTTTCTGAAGCTGAGGTGGGACATCCATGTTTCCCCGCAGACCGAAGTGGTCCTGGTCCCCTGGCGTGAGGCTGTCATCGGTCTGGTTGGTGAACGCTGATGTGCTCTACTGCCTGCTCGACTCAGGATCA